CAGGAGGATTTACAATATCACCATTTTCATAATTTACCCTGCCGCCTGTTGCTCCTTTAAAAGTTTTTTTTAAATCACCCAAAGGATCCATTTCTATTTCTTTTATTTTAATATTATTTCTTTTTATGTAATCAGTTAAAGACTCACCTGGTTCAACTGCAACACCAGAGTTGTAAGAGTCTATAACATCTGCGTACGTTTCAAATTCTGGAAAGTCACCACCAGCCATCAAAGTTCCTTGTCGCCTGTCGCTTGGATCAAGGTTCTGGGGACTGGGATCACCTGCAATGGTTTCGCCGGTGTATTGTTCTTCGATATCTTTTAGTGCTTGATATAAATCAAACGCTATTCTTTTTTCTTCGTTGCTAACATCTAATATGTCGTCTTTTTTCATAACTACCAATAATATTTATATTTTCTTGGAGGACTAACTTCATCCTCGTAGTCTTCAGGGTGCATTAATAAACCACCCTGTCTAAAACGCATTACGGCCTGAGTGGTGCTATCCACCAAGTCATCATGATCTCCATAAGGAAACGCTGCACATTCTTCTATAACTTCCTGTGCAAACTGTTTACTCAAAGGAGCCCATATATTACCAGATTCAAAGAGAGGTGCAACAGAATTAACTCTAGTATGCTTATCGTTTCCACGAGACGGAGTATAGTTTACAACTGGTATACCCATATTTCTTAACTCGTATGTTAATGGTAATCCAGATGCTTTTGCTTCAACGAGTACAGTCTCAGGCTGCCAATAATCATATTGCTCTTTTGCAACACGACGAAGTTCAGGAAACTCGAATCTATCTTTAACAGCATCTAATAATAAAAGTTGTGCAGGGCTATCTTCATTCTCACGAAAGATACCCCAAGTAGTAATCGCACTGTAGTCTGCAGTTTCTTTTTTCATGAATGCAGTATCATAACTTTGAATGACATGTTCTAATCTTGGAATATAATCTTTATCCCAGTCCTTCCACCATTCACGTTTTAATATTGCACCTTCTTCTGAAGTTGGATTCTGCATCCATTGTGCGTTCCACTTGCCGAGTGATAAGGATGCTTTAACTGATTCCAGTTCATCTAGCTTCCAGTATTCCGGCCATACAGGTTTACCACTCGGCATAATTGCCGGAAACTCTACTATGTCCCATTGATCTGATTTAGGTTCAGATTGATTCTTTAATAAAATTCCAGTTAGATCTTTTGTGTTCCATCTTGTCATAACACAAACAATCTTTCCTCCTGGTTGTAAACGTTGTCGTGGTCCAGATGTGTACCATTCGTAAGCTCTCTCTAAAGCTGTCATGTTCATCGCGTCTTGTTCAGAATGCGGATCGTCAATGATTAACAAATCTGCACCCCGTCCTGTGATAGCTCCTCCTACACCCGCTGCAAAATACTCTCCTCCCTGTGCTGTTTCCCAGCGACCAGCGGCTTGGCTATCTTCTCTTAGTCTTGTTTGAAAAATTTCTTGATACTCAAGTGAATCAATTAGTGTCTTAGCCTTACGACCAAAACGTACTGCAAGTTCTCCTGTGTGAGTTGTTTGAATGATTTTTAATTTAGGTTCCCTGCCAATCATCCAAGCAGGTAATAGTGTAGACGCAAACTCAGACTTCGTATGTCTTGGTGGCATATTCACTATCAATCTTTTTATTTCTCCTTCTGCTAGTTTATTAAATTTATCTGCAATAATTTTGTGATGCTCACCTTCAATAAATTCAGGCCATATGTGTTTGGTAAAATCTAAAAAATTATTTTTTGCTTTTTCTTTTTTCTCTTCTTCAGATATTCCACTTAGTAGTTGTTTGGCTCTATCCCTAATTTTAGGAGGCAGCTGATCTAGGTCTTCTAGTTTAAATTGTTTTTGCATTTGAAAAAATTTTTGTAAAATTTTTTTATATGTTTAATTTGCCTTTATAATGATTTTGAGGGATTTGACTATACAAAACTGACTATATAGGGTAGCCATATAGGATCCCTATCGTTTACCGGGGATCGCTTATAAATAAACTTCCAAATTTGCAAATCGTTGTGGTACCTCTATCTGGGGTGGGTGGGCCCGCGAGCCGCCAAGCAGACGCGCACAACCTGTGGTGGTATGCAGTTATTGCATAGGATAATGCTGGATAGGGTATGCACGAAGTGCATACCCATGTTTTATTATTAATCTAACAGTGTCATATATTCTTTAGTAAAATTTCTACTAAACCAATCCAATCCCTTTTGCATTGTGTCATAATCTTCAGTCTGCTCTGCGCCTATGATTGTGTCATAGATAGCAACAGCAAACGCTGGTAGCTTTGCAGATTGTGTATAGTTCTCATCACTAAATCGATTATGAATAGTCATCTCTTTAGTTGGTTCTTCACCAAAGAAACATTGATTAAATGGTTCAGGAATTTTATATTCCTTGCCCTTGTATGTTATTGATTTATGTCCACCATTAATCCATTTTAGTTTTTCATCACTAATTGGAATAAAGTTATCTTTTGTTTTTTTCATATTATCCTCTTTCTGTTATAGGGTTATCCTATATTATAGGATAATCCTTGTCAACTATTATTTTAATAAACTTTCCATGTTGTAGTTGCTGTTCTATATCCTAACTGATCCAAGTCATAATATACATAGTAAGGAACGCCTTTTTTAGAAGTGCCAAATCTTGACTTCTCGTCGTGTGTGCCTTTTCTTATAATATGTTTTTTATCCTTGTTAGAATAATATATTATTTTAAATGTTTTCATCTTTCCTCGCTTTCTATTAGGGACAATACAGGATTGTCCCTAATGTGTCAAGTGTTATTGTTTAAAGTTTGGAAGTGCTTGGAGGTCTTGGTTCCAACGTAATCCAATCTTTTTAGAT